GTTTTTCTCCTATCAAGGAAAGCCTTTGTAATCTTCGAACCTACTGATTGCAGGAAAGAATTCAATTAACGCAGTACCATTCTCTCCCATTCTCGTCTTGTCTACGATTACCTCAGTGTATGGTTTCCCATTCTTGTTGTAGTAGTCATCACGATACAGAAGAAGAATCTTATCAGCATCCTGCTCAATGGAACCCGATTCTCTCAGATCAGCTTTCGTTGGCCTCTTGTTCTGCTGTTTTTCCACTGCACGATTCAACTGGGCCAATGCCAAGACCGGAACACTCAACTCCTTGGCTAGATTCTTGAGTCCTTTAGATATGGCTGTTACCTCGGTCACTCTGCTTTCATGTCCCTTGTCAGACATCAGTTGCAGATAATCAATGACAATCAGGTCAACATTGTTCTTTTGCTTCTGAACCTTTGCAGAGAGTCTTATATCCCGAAGTTCAGTATTGCAATCATCAAATACATCAAGGTTCCATTTTGAAACCTTGTCCATTGCCAGTTGCAGCCTCCTCCAAAATGCTTGTGCCTCTTTCCTTCTGAAGTCTTTAACATCGTCAGCAAACAAGACATTGTTTTCGGTTTGTTTGTCCTTCAAGACCTGAGTCTTTGCATCTTGTGGGGATATCTTCGCCTCTCTTGTAATCAGCTTGCGATATATCTCCTCTTGGGACATTTCCAAGGAGTACAATGCAACGCTCTTTCCTGCATTGCACAGATTTGCAATAATGTTCAACGCAAATGTTGTCTTTCCCATACCTGGCCTTCCTGCCAGGATAATAAGGTTACCCTTTTCCATGCCATTAAGCAGCCTATCCAACTCACAGTAACCAGTATCAATGCCCAATGGTTTATCTGTTGTCAGCATAGTATAAGCATTGAATATAGGTGTGGCCTTGTCCTTCTTCGGAATTGGCTGAAGTGTTTCAATGGTATTGGCAAGGTTACCCATCATATCCTCAACTGGAAATGTCTTGTCGTGAATCCTTTTGGTTACCTCGTCACACTTCAGACAGAGACTTCGCCTGGTGGAATTCTCTTTGACAATGTTGATGTAGGTATCAAGACCACTCTCATTGATAATTCCGTTGTAGAGATTGGTTATGTAATTAAGGCCACCAACATTCTCCATTTTTCCGGTCTTTGTTAAGTGATCAGAAAGGGTAACAATATCAATCTTTTGATTAGCATCAAACATCTCAACCAGTGCCGCAAAGATTGATTGATTGGCTAGGCCATAGAAGTCTGTGGCCTTAAGCCTCTCATTCACCTCTGCGATAAGATTCTGCTTAACAATCATGAGTCGAATTATTGAGTTTTCAGCTTCTTTGTCTTGTAAATCACTAAGCATCAACCCCAATCTGCCTCAACTCCTCCCTGATGCGTTGCATTTCTATGTATTGTGGATCTTCCGTGATTAATGGCTGCCTAAAGCCATCAGGATCTTCTTCCTGCTTTTTCTCGCCATCATCGAAGCCATTGGTTTCCCAATTGTGAAGAATGGCTTCGATATAGCCAAGTGTTCTCTTATTGCGAAGCACCGACCTCTTAATAGCTTCAATCACCCATTCATTCCCATATCTCTCAATATCATCTGCCAATTTCTCAGCCTCTAAGGGAGTAATAGGGTGGATGTTATCCTGGTACAAAGTAAAAACCTCTTGGTCAGCAGAAGTGGTAGCATCTTCTACTACTTCTTTATTTATTTTTTTAGTATTTATTTCTTTAGTATTTATTTGTGCTTCATTCTTGGGATATTGTGTCTTGGTATCCCAAGATTTGCGACACGATAATTCGTGTAAAATGTAACTATATCCACTAAACAGTTTTCCTTGTCTTTCCTGCCTTCTTTCCATATAACCTTTGTCAATAAGTTCATTTAAGATTTTGCTTATTGTGTTTTTACTCTCAGCCAGGCAAGAGGCAAGTCCTACAACGGAGAAGTCCCATTCCGGTGGCAACGATAACATATAACTCATTAGTCCTTTGGCTTTAAGGGACAATGTCTTGTCTCTTAGATGGTAATTACTCATCACTGTATAATTACCATTCTTATTAACCTTAATGGTCGTTAATTTTGCCATTCTTTTTCCCTCTCTTTCGCAGCTTAAATATGTCAGCTATCTGCTCATCGATCTCCACTGGTTCCAAGTGGTATTTCTCAAGGAATGTGTCTCTGCCAATATTGTGAATCTCCCGATGGTGGTGATCGCAAAGTGGAAGACATCTCATCCCAATGTGGCAAATCTCTTTTCGGTTTCTCCCCTGGCCTACAGAGTCCACATGGTGAAGCTGTGGCTTTTTGCCACATACTGCACATCTCTTATTCACAAGACATCCCCATACATACCTTGGAATATCCTCTGCCAGTTTCCAAAGTGGCTCCCCACATGGAATGGCATTAATCAAGCAAAACTCAATCAGGAATGTGATATACAGCCTTGCCTCTGTCCTGGAGCAATCACTGAGGCTGAACATATCATCCTTCACCGAATAACCAGTGCCTATAAACATATACTTAGTCAATTCCTTGGTAACTTCTAAAGGAGTATAGCCAAGGCCTTCGGCTATAAACTTAAGCAAGACATATGCTTTTCTGCGTTGTGCTGCAGTAATGCTGCGACCATCGTCAAACTCGACAATGACATCATCCTTGGCATTGATAAGTTCTGTCTGCATCACATTGCATGGCACGAAGATGGTATATCCATCCTCGCCCATATCAGTTATTTTCCCTTCTAAAAGCATTAGATATCACCCGATCAGAATGGTATTGAATCATCGTCCACATTTGCCACCACAGTGCCTCCAAAAAGGCTAGGAGTATTATTAGTCACCTTGTTTGCTTTCTCCCCGCCTTGGGCATTCTGTGGCTTCTGAGAGAGGAATTCCATATAACTAACGACAACCTCGGTTACAAATCTTCTTGTACCATCCTTGGCATCATAACTGCGAGTCTGAAGTCTGCCTTCGACTAAGACATGGCTTCCCTTTGCAAGATATTTGGCTGCATTCTCTCCCCATTTTTCCCATGCAACACATGGGAAAAAGTCTGCCTTGGCATCTTTGCCAAACCCCTGATTAACAGCAAGGGTAAAAGTTGCCACCATCTTTCCGGTGTTTGTGCTTCTGCTTTCTACATCCTTAGACAAGTGTCCAGTGAGCATTACCTTATTCATGCTTTGTTACCTCCCAAATATTTCTCTGCATATTTTTCAAGATTGAGTGTTATATCATTCAATTCATTGATTGATAACTGTTTGCTGCTGTCTCTGCCAGTAACAGCCTTGATAATCTTACTCATACCCTCACTTGGAATCTGAAGAAGTGTGGCGGCATTCTGAAGGTTATGACGATATCCCTTTAGTTCCAATTCCAGATTATCTGCCTGCTGCTGAAGTTTGGTAGATTCCTCATGGTATTCATTGGTGTCTGCATCCTTTACATCATTGAGCAGGAACAGGCCATTAAGGGCCATTTTCCTTGCATAAGATGAGGTGCTTCCGGTTACCTGGGAATCATCCATACCCTTCTTGACCATTGACTCTCTCGCATAAGCTGTGGTCTCTATGGTTTCCTCAGAATCGATATCCTCAACCCTGGCTGTGGATTTGATGTAGTATCTCTCGCCAACCATGACAATCTCATCAGTTAATGTGAGGAGTAAGCCTTGAGCAATCAGAAGTGGCTTTGCAACTCCCAATATTCCCTCGGCACTACGATATTTGTAGTTGCCATAGTCATTATTTTCGGTTTTTGGTACACTCAATATGTTCTGTACCTTTGTCAGTTTCTGCTTGAGATTTAGAACAATCTTTTCGTCTTCTTTCTTAGCCATTTATATACACCTCACTTGATAATCATGTTTATTGCTTGTACCAGGCTGATGCCCTTAAAGGTTTCACCATTCTGCAGAGCGGCCTTCAGTTTCTTTTTGTCCGGCTCTGTTGTGGTCTTGGTTCGCATATAGTCAGCAGGAACCACAGTTCCTTTTACTATCTGAACACTTGGTGGATTCTTTTTAAATGTAATGGCGAAGCGGCCTTCCTTATCCTCATAGTTTTTCTCTTCTGTTGCCATACGAATATAATTCTCAGCATCAGCAATCCTTTTTGTTTCTCTCTTTATACGTTCTTCCAGTTTTTTGACCTGATTCTTGATGGCTTCAATCATGGCCTCACGATTCTTAACAAAGAGAGTGACATTGTTTATCTTTTCGTTCTTGCTACACTCAAGTTTGTCGATATAGTCCTTAAGAGGAACAACTTCCCCGGTCTCTTCATTGACAGCCTCCTCAACTCCTTGCTCATAAGCATTGATAGCAGCCAATATCTCAGCATTTATCTCAAAAACATTCATTTCATTAATTTCCATGTTTGCGAGCCTCCTTCATTGCATCATGTATTGCATGGATAAGAAGTCGGGCCTCCTGCTTGGTGAGGAATAAGCCATATGCTTTTCCCTCGACTTCTTTGTCTCCAACTTCGAAGTAGATGCAATCTGTCTTTGGCTGATACTGTGCGGCTGCATATTCTTCACTTGCAAAATCTACACAGAATGTTTTATTTGTGCTATAATCAAATTGATTCATATGATTCGATCCTTTCTTTTTCGGCCATGCTTCTTGCATGGCTATTTTTTTACAGAAAAATAATTATTAGGGCCATTAGGACGAAGGCCATCACTGTGTAACCAAACTCGGATAAATACATTGCTATCACCTCAGTGCATCAACCCAACCAGTAACCAACATCACCACCGCAAAGATAAGGCCACAATAGAACCAAGTAGTAATTGTGTCGTACCTCATAGCTTTTCTTTTGAGATTGACTCTTTCCTCTGTAGTCATAATGCGTACTCCTTCCTAAAGAATTTGGCTGATATATAGCCTCGTCTGATCATGTAACCTTTTGCTTGTAATCTCTCATTAAGTTCTCTGATTACTGCATAGGCCTTACTCTTGGAGCAGCCAAGGATTCGCATGACATCTTCAACCTTGAAAAATTCTGTCTGTTCATGCATACCACCAACTCCTAAAATGGTGTATCTGATGGCTTAAGACCACCTTCAAACCGGAACCAGTAATTCTGCAACAATTCAGATATCAATAAACTGTGTGGCCATTGCTTCTTGAATGCTATACGCATCAGGCGAATGGCCTTTTTAACTTGCCTTTTCCTCATTTTCCACAGCCTCCAATACTCTGCTGATTGCCTTGGCTTCGTAACGATCCAAAAGAGTAACCTTCTTGTCGATTTTGAATTCATCTGCATAGATGGTTTCAATCTTAAAGATGGTGGCCTCGTTCGCCAGGCTGATAATCTGCTCGAAATTCTTATCCTTGTAGTGATAAATCTCTTTGAAAGTAAGTTCCATATTTACTCCTCCCATCTAGGATGCGTAAGAACGCATCCTTTTTGTTTACAAAATCAGTTTTTCAGATTGTCATTCTCCATATCTTCCATTCAAATTTCCTTTAAGTAAATCTTTAGCCTAAAAAAATATAGTCTTTGGGTACATTGTAAAGAGTACACAAATTATCAAGATCAACAGCCTTGATATTAACATCTCCATTCTCCCAGGCTGCAATA